TGGTGTTGGTCGTGTTAAAGAAGCTGATAAGCCATTCCAAGAGATGCGTGCAAATATCACTAAGTTTAACCCTACGTCTATTACAACTTCGAATGCAAACTTAGAAGAGTTAAATAAGATCGCAATTGAAACACCTCGTATTTTCCAAATATTAAAGCAATCCGGTGAAGGTGTTTGGTCTGCTGTAAAAGTAGGCGCACAAGAAGGTGTTACTGCAGGACGATTTGGAAGTGTCAGTTTGCCAATTGAGAAAATGGCACAAGCATACAATTTAACAGCAACTGAGTCTGCAAACTTAACTCGTGCAAATCAAATTCTAGGTAGCGAGTTCTTAAATAACGTGTCACAGAATAGAGGCTTGTTAGGTATTAACCCAACAGACAATGATGCAAGACTGTTACAAGCACCAATGCCTACTATCAGTGATTCATCTAAGTCTGTGCAGTATTGGATTAGACAACAAGCATTGCTGAATGAGCAGCGACTTGGTCTGTTTAATGCCATGGATGCACATGACAAAAAAGTTGGTGCAGCTGCGCCTCCTTCTGCATTCTTCTCATCTAAAGACTACACTAATATTCTTGACTCTTATAGTAAGAATCGTCGGGAACTTGAAAAAACACTGGCACCATATGGGAGTAGATAGAAATGGCTGATGACAACAAAAAAGAAGATATTCCGCTTTGGAAACAGCCTATTGTTGAACCTCCTAAGTCAGCCTCTGAACCTAAGGGCAGTGTTACAGTTTATTCGCCTGACACAGGTAAAGAAGTAGTTGTTGACCCTATGCTTGCTGCAGGAGCAGGTGCTCTTGGTGGCATAGGTCTACAAAAGACACTACCTTTAGAAGCTCCTGTTGTTCGAGGATTGCCACAAGCAAACATTAAAGCTGATGTTGCAAAAGAAACTGCGGATTTAACTGCAAAAGCAGTAGAAGAAGCTAAAACTGCGCACATGAGCAATCTTGATAAGCTGCAATTAGAGATGAAAGCAGCTACAGCTGAGTTGGCACAAGCAAATGCTAAGTTGGCAGAAGCTAGATCAAATGCTGTAAAAGTAGGTGCTATTGTAGAACCTGTGCCAGTACCTACTGCACCTTTACCTGGTACTAGTACTACCCCAGGTGCTTTATCAGAAGGTGCTTTGTCACACTCTGCAAAGATGGGTGAGATTACAGAAGCAAATGCAGTAAGGAAAGGCATTGCCGGTACTGCAAAAGGTCTTTCACCTGAGCAACGTATGCCATTGACAGGATATGCACAGAATAGCCGATTGATTGTGCCTAGTGAGTTAGCAGCTGCTCCTGTATACAACGCAGATCAGCAAGCAGCACAAATTAAACTGCAAGAAGCACAAGATGCATATGAAAAAGCCAAGACAAATGCAGCTAGAGTTCAGAATCAGTTTGAAAAGATGACAACAAGATCTGCTGTTTCTCCACAGCAAGCACAAAGAGTAATTAATGCACAAGAAAAAGCTGCCATAGCAGAAGCAACAGCTCAAAAGCTTAAAGCAGCTGCCCCAGGTACGATGGGCAAAGTCGGTTACGCATTATCACCTGCACTAAATGTGCTAGGTGGTGCTATGACTGCAGCTGATTTTGCTAATGCCGCAAATGCATATAAACAGAAACGATATGGCGAAGCAGCTGTCAATTTTGCAGGAGGTATGGGTGGTCTAATTGGATTAGCTCCTACATTACCTACAAGAGTGATTGGTGCAGGCTTATCTGCCATACCATTAGCTTATGAATGCTATAAGGCTTATACTGGTAAAGAATAGTTCTCCCCTGTTGTTCACGTGTGGTTTTCCCCGTCTTCGGACGGGGTTTTTTTGGGCTGATACAGTGCTTCATTAATGGCATCAGCATACTGCATTGCCATTGCCATCTCAACTTTAATAGTCTGCAATGCTGTTATAAGTTGGTCCATAGTATATCCTTTCATCAGAAGATGAAGCATGGTCATCCTGACCTTATCCTCTAGGTCAGAATTCATTAGATTACCTTCTTCTTAGTAAAAAAGTGCTTAAAATTGGCAGCAACTCTATTTACTATTTGCTTATGTAGACCTAAGTCTTTACTAACAGCTGCTTGACTTTCAAGCTTAACAACTATAAGTCGTAGTGACTCAACTGTATGATCAGCCAGTTTAGGGTGCTGGTTAATAAAGTCATTAAACGTTTTAGTCCTCTCTTTAGGCGTTAACTTTTGCAGTTTAACTTGTATATCTGACCATCGTTTAGACATGAGTATGCTCCTTTTTAATTGCATCAATTTGTTTAAGCAAGTCTTCTCTGATTCTTAGATAGACATCTCCGCCTGGGAATTCTTCACGGCCAATCGGATGGTAGAACTGCTCTTCACACCAGTCAAAGTTGTCATTCTTTGCATTAGGTGGGAATATATTGGTTTTACCTTTGGCAGACTGCCGTTGATAGAACGAATCAGGCTTACGGAAATCAACCAACCCGGCAAGGAATGGGTATTTCTTTAATACTTCTAGCCATAGTTTCATGGCAATAACGTTATCTACCGTTGTCTGAATTTGTTCATCACCGCGCATAATGCAGTAACCGATAAGGTCTTTAATCGTACAGCGTACCATGTAAAAGTGTTCAAAATTGCGAGGCATAATAGTACGGGTATCAAGACCGTGAACAAGACCACTATCGAGCATATCAGTATACAGATCACGAGCCATTGTGGTGATTTGCTTATAACGTTCAAAAAAGTCTGCATTTGCCATGATCCCCGGTTTAACCATTACTCTATCATCTCTCATGTCCCTATCCCCGTGGACCTGAGCCGCAAAACTAAACAGACGATGTCTAATTAAATGTGTCGTATCAATCATATCCATACCATTAACCGACCACGTAATGTTAATCGTCTCCATTGCAGTGGGTAGCAGTTCATATCGGAATAGTTCATCAATGGTCTGGTCAATGTCTTCCTGCGGAAAATCCCATTGAATCTTGTCGTTCCATGTGTTCATTAGAAAGACTGATATGGTCTTCCTAAATTCAGCCACTGTAGGTGCATGGACAATCTGTACATCGATTGCTTCTAATTGGTTTACAAACTCGATTGGCTGAGTCTTTTTACCGAATTTAAGTTGTGTATGCATCTTTTGTAGATGCGGCATGTTACTCTTGTGTAGTTTTGGCATTTTCATTTCCTTTATTTAAGTGAAGTTCTACAAGTCTTGCATATCCTGCAATATCGGTCCAGCTATCTGTATGTGTTGGTGTAATAGCCAACCTTGACAGTTTCATAACAATCTTACTGAAATACATGGCATGTACAGAGCTCATAGGCTTTTTATGGTGTTTGGCATATTGAGCTGTAATTAAGTCAAGAATATCAGCTTCTAGCTTTACACCGTCATGAAAGTCACCGTAGACTGAGCCACGCTGTTTCAGTACTTTGTCTGTAGTCTTCATATTTTATATGCCTCCAACTTATGTGCAAGCACAGCCATGCGCTTTGCACTATTGGTGTGTACATCTACCATGTAGCCTTGATTACCCATCTTAATTTCATTGTCTGAGTACTGTAAGCATTGAAGTGCATCAGCATAATGAACCACCAATGCTTCAGGCGTATCATCATTGTACATTTGACAGTAGTCCTTAACTTGCTCAGGAAAGCTGTCTACAATCTTTGCTTCTGCTTCTTTTAATGCCGTTGCAACTAATGGAAAGTTCTTCTTGACCAGATGGTTTACATCTGAGATTTCCATCTCTGGCAGATCATGGCATATGGCTATTTTTAGTGCAGTATTAACATCAAATTCGTAGTCTTTTGACATCATTAATACGCCTAATGCTACAAAGAAACTATGTGTTGCCACACTTTCAGGGTGGACAACAGGCTTCATGCTATAGCGCTTGGTGTGCTCTAATGAATAGCTTTGCATGAAGAAATCAAAATCATCTTTATTCATATACAATATCTCCGTCTGACCAGTCACGGCGCATAAACTCTTTTGTTGTTTGAATATCTTCTAAAGCCTGTTCTAATTGACTATATGTCTTGCATACAGAACCAGAAGCAGCTAGCATAATGTTAAACTTCTGGCCTTCTTTGGCAGTAGTCCATACATAGATAATAGGAATATTAGATGCACAACACCAACCTGCCTCGAATATAGTGCCTGTGTCTTTATCGTCGGTAATACAAACTAAGACATTGGTCTTTTTAAGCGCCTGTAGATTTGTTTCAAAAATCTCCTCCGGTGTAGTGACACCCGGCACAAACATACTTGCATCCTTAGGACTGAAATACTGAATGCCCATCTTATCCATGAGTTCCTTAACATTCTCAACGCGCCTTAGTTGTACTTCATTAAAAAATGGTGCTGCTAGATACACATATATATCATTTATCATACAATCTCCTTTATTAACTATTAAGATACTTCTTAACAACATACTTGGCTATTTCAGCCTCGAATTCTGCATGGATCCGACCATGGTTATTATTTTTAGGGTGTAGTCTTGAATGACCATAATGACTTAAATCATGTACTAATGCTCTCCAACCTGATGCATGTGTTTGTTCAAAATTAGGGTTCACTACTAATGTGCCTCTTCTAATCCAAGTATATCGACGACCACTAGTTAATTTAACCTTACCTATAAATGGCTTACCAAACATAAAAAGATATACAGTTAATGCAATATCAATTGCTTTGTCTTTAGGCACAGGCTGACTTGCTAATTCTTTTTTATCACCCCATGCATCTTCTACTTGTTGATAATGATCCATCTTTTTTATCCTCGTATTAAGTAATTTAGTATTTAAGTTTTTGTACTACAATTACATTATACTACAAGTGTTTACTAAAGTAAACACCTATTTTGATGCATAGTCTCTAATTGCTGTCATTAATGATTGCTGAGTCTTATCTTTTGAATTAATTGCAGCTACTATTGCTTCATCAATCGTTTTCTTAGCGATAATCTGGTGAACAACAATGTTATTTCTTTGCCCTTGTCTCCAAAGTCTTCGAATAAACTGTTCAAAGATTTCTAATGACCATGTGTTACTAAACCAGATGACTGCATGGCCAGCACCTTGTAAGTTTAAGCCATGACCAGCTGACTGAGGGTGTGCTAACAAGATCGGAATATGTCCGCCATTCCATTTATTAATAATGCCTGTCAGTTTGTCACCAGACACACCAGAACCAATTACAGGAGCACTTGGGAATAGCTTTTGTAGTCTATCCAAGTCATGCTTGAAATGATAACCGATGATGCACGGCTGACCTGACAGTTCTTCTACTATTTCTTCTACTGCATTTAGCTTTTCTTCGTGGACTTCTTGTATTTCTTTATCTTCACCGTCTAGATAGATTGCGCCATTTGCAATTTGCTGACATTTACCGACAGCAACTGCTGCATTCATGGCAGTTACTTGACCATTTTCTATATCGATCAATAGCTTATCTTCGAGATCTTTATATAGCTTCATTGCTTTTTCAGGCAATGTGACATAGACTCTATTGGTAATTAGCTCTGGGAGATCCAAGTAATCTTGAGCTGACATCCTAAGAACTTTATTTGCCAGTGCTTCATGGATCTTCTCTTCTGCTCCGGGTTGTAATGCCCACGTATAACCGCCGTACCCCGTCGGGAAAAAATAGTTAGTTCTAAAATGAGTAATATACTTTCCAAAAGTAGCCCCTCGATCAATGACTAATTGCGGTCCAAATATATCCATTAAGCTGTTAGGCGCAGGTGATCCTGTTAAACCAAACCGTCTCTTAAACTGATCTAGAAATGGAGCCAATGCTTTAAACCGCTGCGTTCTTGTATTTTTTAGATAGCTAATTTCATCGACAATCAGCATATCATATGGTAGTTTAATGTTCATCTTTCTAAGAGTAGCAGACAACCATTGCAAACCTTCAAAATTAATTACATGAATTAATGATGTGTCATGCAGCTTCTTATCTTTGGTTGGGCCGTGTAATACACTAATTGTCATACCGTTAAAGTTATCCCACTTCTGTATCTCTTCTGGCCACACTGCATAGCAAGGCCTTAATGGCGCTAAGATTAGTACTTTATTAACTACATTTGCTGCTTTTAGAGTCTTAATTGCTTGTAATGCAATACTGGTTTTACCTAGCCCTGGGTCTAACCATAGCTGCCCGGACCCATTTTCAATAAGAAACTTAACCGCGTTTTGCTGATACTGATGCGGATTCCAAAGCATGTGTGATGTCCTCTTTAGTTCTTAGTATAAGTACTTTTTGATTTAATTGACGAAGTGTGTTGTGTATTACTTTTTGCCGCTCTGAAACTATACCTGTAATTGTTTTAAGCTCAATCCATATTACGTCATCATCTAAAACTACAACTCGGTCCGGCCAACCTGTGCTAAACCGAAGATGTAGTTTTACCGAGACTATCTTAAGACGCTTACATTCTTTACTAAAATGCCGTTCTAGATCTCTTTCTAGAATCTTTTTTACCACTTGCATGGGCCACCATTAGACTTTCTAAAATGGCACCATTTGCACAGTACTGATGGATTAGGCGCATAGATCTTATCTTTTTCAATTGTGGTAATTCTGCCTTTAAGCTGGAGCTGCAGTTTTGGCAGATCAGATCTTGTAATAGGTTTATACCTATCTGTCTTGGCCAGATCAATGAATTCAATCACATTTTCTACTGTATCTACATCTGGCATAGTAGATAAGATGACCGTAGAATAAACAGTTACTTGATCAGAATAGTCTCTATGCTTGCCTGTCTTAAAGTCTAGTACTGTGGCACGACCGTCTTGTTCTTTAATGAATAGATCAATGATGCCTCGAAACATGACAT